AAGTTGGCAACCAAAGATCCAGACTTACTGGAGTATTGGTTGTGTTGGTTGTAACGGTCGGGACTGCCGCGTCCTGACCCCATGTAGTGATTGGAGCATGATCTACCATGTTCCACCTACCTTTCTAAAAAGAATTAGAAATACTGCGAAAGTTTGGTAGGCCACAAATATATAGATTATTCCCGTGAGGGAGTCTTCATCTATGGGAGAACTAAAGTAGTACATAACAAGCCGCTCATGCAGGGTGCTGTATAGTTACTTCTGTTCTCAAGTTTGAGGGTATTCGCATTAACCCTCGATTACGTTGAATATAGCCAAGTTGACTTTTGCATACGCTGTTGCACCCAAGATGTGTAATCTGTTTCGGTGCTATATCTTGGATCTCGCTGTGCTCGAATCAGCTCCTCTGTAGTAGCGAAGGGCTCGATAGGATCTTTACTGCTTGCTCTATTAATCGTACCGGGAGCCGTAATAGTAGGCTCGCGTGTACGAGAGGTAGTAGGCGTAGCATTTTCGTACTGAGCCTTAAGACCTAAAAGTGTAGCGTTTCTTGCAGATGTCTGCAATGCTTGGTTAGTAGCTTCTCTCTCAGCTGGCGAAAGGTTATCTCCACACCATGCTAAGATATCATTAAGAGTCTCTTGACCGCCAACAACCTCAGCAGCTGTGTGGAAATTCTGCTTAAGTGTAGCTGAACGTCCAGAAACAAACTGGCTTACCATTTCTGGTGTTACACCGGGGAAGGCTTTTAACACACTCTCTATACTACTCTCACTTAACTCTCCAGTAGTATCAATCTCATTACCCCAAGCGTTCCATGTGTCTTCATCAACACCAACCTCAACGACTTCTGTATCGTCCTCTTCAACTGGTGCCTCTTCTTGCTTAGGTTCTGGTACGAGAAGCTCGTCATTTGGATTAACATCCTCTACTTCAGCAGGCTCCTCTTCAATCTTTCCTTCTGCTATAGCAAGCTTACGCTCTAGCTCTCTAACCTCTTGTCTACCTTGAGTAAACTGACCAGCAGCTTCCTTAAGGCTATCAAAATAAGCACCAAAGTCAGAAAAATTCTCTGGTAATGTTTGGTCAGTAGCCATAGAACCATCTACAAAAGCTTTCTTTTCATAAATGTATTGTCTTGCGTCTTGACTAAGCTCTGCATTCGCTGCATCTAAAGCAGCTTGTGGAATTTCTGGTGTCTCTACAACCTCTTCCATAACTTCTTCTACAGGTTCATTAATTTGTACGTCATCAGTCATTTATAGTTCTCCTTGAATTAGGCCAAGCCCATTTCTGCAGCGGCTTGGGCAATACCTTCACCACCTGTTTCTTGTATATCTTGCTGTGCTGCAGCACCTACGCCTCCAGCAACTGCTCCACTAACCTGTTGAGCCATCTGAGCCATCATCTGCTGTTGCTCTAACTCAGCTTGTTCTTCCTTAACTTCTTCCTCGCTCTTGACCCAGTTACGTGGATCAAACCCTAAGGCTTGAATCAAGGAAGACGCATAAGCATCCCACTTAAAATTAGCGGCTGCTTGTTCAGGTAAGTTTCTAACCATCTCACCCATCTGTAATAGTTTAGATAAGTCGTTATCTCTAGATAGGGCTTGAAGTCCAGTGATGATATCAATCGAGAGCAAACCATCCTCGGTAAACTCCTTAGACAATCTCTCATCAATCTCACCATCACTAATCATTAGGTATAATGTTCTTCGTACAATAGGAACCATAAGATCTCTAGCAATAGCACTAAAAGCACCACCTAGAACATTCTCTAGTTCCTGACCAATAGCACGAATAGCTGTGGCAGTAACTCGATCACCTGTCGGCATTGAGGCACTGTCCAGCAGGAATCCTTTACCTACTTCTGCTCTCATCATTTGAACTGATTGCATAGAAGCATCAAGTTGAGGCTTCATTGTAATACTGGGACTGATGGTAAAAATATCTTGCTCTCTAGCAGGAACCCAAGCACCGTTTTCAGCACTAGCTAAATCATCTAGCTCAGTAATTCCAGCCGGATCTACGCCTTGCCAAAAGGATGAAGCCGCAGCCATGCCTTGGATCATTGCTTCAGTATAACTTTCAAGGGAATCAATATCACCCATCATAGTTTCTACATGAGATCTACCATAGTTCTCACCTGTAACACCTTGCCATCGAAGGGCAGTGTAAGGAAGAACTAAGTATGTTCCACTTTCATATATCTCTTTGTTTTTTTCTTTCTGACACAACCAATTCTCGTTTGCTTCATCCCATACACAGCGAGTAAAGATCGTATCGTGGCCCTTCTTTCGGGCTTGATTAAAGAGTCCTTCATAGTTCTCTTTTTCTGCAGGCTCTGTAGCAGGGTTCGCTACATACTCATAGTAAATAATCTCACGAACATCACCCTTGACATCTCTACGTACAACATACATATCAGCACGTATAGTACGATAAGAATAATCATCCTCAAAAACCAAGAGAACATCCCCAATCACAATCAAATGCTGAAGTGCTTGGTAAATTGTTTCTCTAAGATTCTTGGAGCTTAGCTTATTGTACAGCTGATAAGATAAAGTCTCAAGATATTCTTGAGCTTCTAATGCTGGTTCTGTTCCATCCTTAAGACCTAACTTAAAGAAGGGCATATCATTCAGGGGTAACGTAGCTGAAAGCATTCTAGAACTAAGTGCGGAAACACCTCGCCCCGGAGTACTAGCATAAGGCATAGGAAGCTGCCTGTCTTCTGTCCAGTTCTGTGGAGGAAGTAACTCTGGGAGAGTTCTTGCTGCACATTTACGTGATCTAGCAAGTTTAGACTGACGCTGAGTATCTAATGCTCTATATCTTTCTTCAATAGTACCCTCCGGAATCTCACTAATTTTACTAGTAGACTCCGAATTCTTTATTGTTTGATATTCTACCATCTAGTTTCTCCTCATTGAGGTCGTACACTTGAAGGATCAATACCAATGTTAGAGAAACTTCCACCCTGTTGTGTAGTTATAGCCTTCTTCCGGCTCTCTGCTTCATCAGCTGAGCCTGCGGCATCTAATGCTTTCTTCTCTTTACTAAGACGTTCCTTCTCTTTATCAGCGGCCCACTTTGCCTTCTTCTGTCTTGCTGCTTCTTCTTCTTTCTTACGTCTGTCTTCATCAGCTTGAGCTTCTGCTCTCATTTTCTGACGAATTGATTCATTGTAAGCACGTTCTTCTGCTCGCCTAGTGGCGAGTTCGGCCTCTGAAGGGCCTTTATATGCAGATCCACCAAATCCCATTAGAAACCTCTTTCTTTTTTAATCTTTCTTGTTCTTTAACATTATTCTTAAACCGTTCCAAGCCATTAGATCATCTCTTCTTCTCTTGTAGTTTCCTGATTGATTCTAATTTATCTACGACAGAGCGTTGCCCACAAAGGAAAGCTCTATCCCAATCAGATAAAGACAAAGATCCATCTGTAATTTTATAGGAATCTCTCAATAGTTCAATGGTCCTATCATCAATGTAGGGCCACTCATCTACATTTCTCATAATAACACTCCGGTAGGCTTAAGTTTTTAAGGTTTTTATACAGTAAGAAGGGTGTCCGTATTTCTACATCTACCCCAAACTCTTTCTTTAGTATTTCAGCAACTAAAGTTAAACAAGAATCAGGTTGCTTCATCTTAATAGAAGGCCAAGTTGCTAGGGATAACCACCCCCACAACCATAGCCTAATTCTACTAAGAGTTCTGCCTTCATACTTAATAAACCTATCTTCTAAAGCATGTAACCAGTACTCTCCAAGTGTAATCTCCTTTGCAGGAGACCATAGTTTAGACATCTCACTAGCATATAACCATTGGCTAGGGAAGTTGTGTCCAATATGTAGACACCAGTCCCCTATTTGTAAAGCTACATGGGTATAACTAGAATTAGTACAAGCTCTCACACAAAAATCTACGTAATCATATTTGTCGTTGCTTTCATAGAAAACTACGCTAACCTTATTCCGAGGGCAAAGAGGTTTCGTCATTGTCTTCGTTTAAAACTTCGTTCATATAATCAAGCCACTCAGGATCTACCACAGTCTTACAACATTCAAGCTGCTTGTATTGGCTATTTAATTCCTTAAGCTGTGAGAGTAACGCTTCGTTGTCTTCTCTAAGCCTAAGAACCTCACGGTACAGTGGGTCAAGAAGGCTATTAGAGTTTCTAATCATAGGATTAACCCTAAGAATCTCTAACGCAGCCTCAACACCTTTTCTTCTTGGATCTCTC